TCTCCTGCCGCTCGAACACTTGCTCCGAATCAATCACGAGCTTGTACGACTGCAGAATCAGCTGATTCACCAACACATACGAAACTTCCAGCTTCTCGCAAATCTCTGGCACGTTTGCGCCTTTCTCGCGCAGTGCCTGGATTTCTTTTGCCACCTCAGACCACGCCCGAGGTTTCTTGGCGTCAACAGCCTTCGCTGGTGCAGCGCTTACGCTGACATCTGAAACAGTTTTCCGGGTAGACATGAAACAAGTCCGTCTATTCGTACTACAGGATAACCGCCGCCACATGATCGACGTCCCCTACGGCCAACACACTGAAGCTCAGGCAGATCTTGAGATGTCGGGCGCCACGGTTTACCACGCCGTAGTCCTAAACCCGCCCATCAAAACAAGAAGATCAACTTCTGGAGCTAAACTCAAGAAAAGACTGTATTGAGCCGTGCCCGCCACGATTGACGCCACAGTGGGTGGGGCCTCGGCCAACAGCTACGTGACGCTGGCCGCCGCCGACTCCTACTTCGAAACGGTGCCCGACTCCAGCACCTGGACCAGCAAGACCACCGACCAAAAGAACCGCGCCCTGATCTCCGCCACCCGCTGGATCGACGCGCTCAGCTTCTACGGCGACCGCTGCACCGACACCCAAGCCCTCAAGTGGCCCCGCGAAAACTACACGGTTGACGGCATCGACCTCGCCTGCACGCTGATTCCCGAAGGCATCAAAACCGCCACCTACGAGCTGGCACGCGCCTTCGCCAACGACACCGACGCTATCACCGGCAGCACCGGCACCACCGGCATCTACGACCAAGTGGAACTGGGCGAACTCAAAGTCAAGTACAACAAATCCAGCCAAACCAGCGGCGTCATCAACAACGTCTTCGACGTCTACCCGTGGCTCCAGACCTACCTAGGCCCCTACTGCATGGGCGGCGCCGCCAACTACGCCGTCCGCCTCTTCCGAGGATGACATGGGCCTAATCGACGATACCTTCGCCCCAATCCCCACCTCAGTCCTAGCGGACTGGGGCCAAGACATCACGTACATCAAAACCACCACACCCCGCACCTACGACCCAACCACCGGCAACGTCACTGGCGCCGACACCACCGTCACGGTCAAAGCCGTCATCACCCGCGTCACACCCCGCGAATCCGAAGGTCTGTACCAAGCCACCGACGTCAAATTCATTTTCGGCAGCAGCGAACTTGGGACGTACTACCCCACCGAGGCTGACCGCATCCAGTACACCCAGGCTGGCGTAACCCGCGAGGCCAAAATCCTGAACGTCAATACCTATCGCGGCGACGCCCCCGTCCTCCACATTGTCATAGCAAGACCCCAATAATGGCAAAACTGGACGCTCTAATCAAAGAATTGGACCGTCTCGGCGGTTCTCTGGCACTTGTGGGCCCCACACTGGCTGCAGAACAGGTTGTACGCGATCTACAAAACCTAGGACCTTTGTGGACTGGTACATTCGCAAACTCCTGGCAAATAACAGGCCCTCAAGGTCAAATAGCAAGAGGCACAGGCTCTGCCGGCAATCCTCAACCCATAGGTTTCAACACAACGCCGTTCAGCGGACGCCAAGCTACGCAAACATTACTGAGAACCGTATTTACCAAGGACAAAGTTGTTTACACAATTTCCAATTTCTGTTCATATGCAGACGAAGCCCGAGACTTGGTGCCCTACACACCTCCGTCAAAAGAAGAACGCAGCAACATCGGAGAGCCTCTAGGCCAAGCCACGTTCGGTTTCCGAAGCACCGGAGCTAAACGGGGCGACGTTAAAGGTTCTGGCCGTAACCGATCCACTGCACCGCTGGACTGGTACACCACCTACGCCGGTGGAGGACAGCTAGATCGAACCATCCAAGTAATGTTGGACAAGACCTTTAAGGCAGCACGATGAACTACCAAGCCATCCGTGCCGCCGTCGAGAACCCGCTGCTAACAGCGTTTGGCGCGCTGGTTCCGCCAGTTCCGGTCTACTTCGACAACATCACGGCGGTCCCACCCAACACGACCACCGAGTACGTTCGCGTCAACGTCACCTTCGGCATCACCAACGAACCCACGCTGACCTCCAGCGTCGACAACGCCCGTGGAGCGATAATCATTCGCATTTTCACCGAAAAAGGCCGCGGCCCCGCCCGCAACCAAACTCTTTTAACCACGGCAGTAAGCGCCTTAGAAACTCTGAACAACACCGCTAAAACAACCAGCGGCGTGTTTTTCCGCGTTGGAGAGATCAACGGTCCAACATTTTCCGCTACCGAAGATGCCCCCCATTTCGTGGGGCGCATCGACACCTCCTACGTGGCAACTGTGTTGTCCTAGGTAATGTTTATTACAGGCGCTAACCTGTAATAAGCCGGGCAGTGCCCGCCCAGAAACCCCACTTTTTGGTACGCCCCTATGGCCACCACCGTTCTGTCCGGCACGTCCGGCGCTCTCTACTACAAGCCCGCTGGCACCACCGGAACGTTCGGTGAGGCTGGCGTCAACACCGGCACCGACGTCATCACGGTCGAAACCTACCTGAACTTCAAGGTCGGCGATCCCGTGAAATTCCGCGTTGTGAACAGCCAGACCGGCGGCTCCGGCACCGGCACGCTGCCTGCCCCCATCTCTGACGCCACCACCTACTACGTTCTCAGCTACACCGCTGCCACTGGTGCGCTGACCGTCTCCACCACCGCCGGCGGCACCATCCTGGCCATCACCGACGACGGCACCGTCGCTGCTCCTAACGAATTCGAGGTCTATTACGCCGACTTCGCCGTCGTGGGCCAAGTCCGCGACTGGAGCTTCGAGATCAGCCGCGCCGAGATTGACGTCACCACGATCGGTCAAACCCCCGGCCAGTACGTGCCTTTCCGTAGCTACATCAGCGGCTTCGGCGACGGCTCTGGCACCGCCACCGTCTACATGACCAACGAAGACGCCGCCCTCTCCAACCGCATGGTTGAAGATGTTCTGCAGCGCCAGCAAAACGGCGCCGCCTTCAAGCTCTATACCGACCGTGTGTATAGCGGTGGCAGCCTGAGCGAGACTCTCAGCCGCTCGATCAGCTTCGACGCCGTGCTGACCTCGGCCAGCCTGAACATCAACCCGGACGACGCCCAATCGGTGACCGTCAACTTCCGTCCCGCTGGTAGCCCCACCTTCGACTTCAGCAAGTCCTGATAGTCTGTCGAGCGGACGAAACCGTGACCCCGGCCTTACCGCCGGGGTTTTTTATTTCTAATCCGCTACAGTAGTGCCATACCCCAATTCCTGGTATGCCAGTTCCCGTCCGCGCCATTGACCGCCTCCGCAAGGCCGCCAACCTGGAGCCCGTCAAAAAGACCGTCGATCTGTCCGACGGCAGCACGTTTGAGATGTGGGTGACACCACTGACGATGGCCGAGCGCGAGCGTGCCCAAAAGCAAGCCAAGTCCGACGACGCCAACGCCTTTGCCCTCCAGCTGCTGATCACCAAAGCTCTCGACGAATCTGGAGCCAAACTCTTCAGCCCCGGCGAAGTTGACGTCCTCAAAAACGAAGTCAAGGACAAGGACCTTCAAGCCTTGATGCTGGCAATCCTGACGGACGACGCCGAGCCCATCGACCCCAAGAACTAGCCAAGGAGCTTCGCCAGGACAACTGGCTTATGCTCCAGTTCGGCGTCGCCAAAGAGCTGGGCCTAACCCTCCATGAGGTCCGCACTACAATGACTGCCGAAGAACTCCTTGGCTGGAGCGCCTACTTCCAGATCTTGAACGAGGATCAGCAAAAGGAACTCGACAAGGCCAAACGCCGCCGCTAACCCCGGCGGCTTTTTACGGCGTAAACTGAAGTACCAGAGTGTGACGCAGCGCCGTGGCCTACAGAGCCGACATCGAAATTGCGGTTCGCGGCGCACAAGAACTCAAGCGTTTACAGAGTGAAATTTCAGCTACTTCTAAATTAGTCGACGGTTTAAATAGTTACCTTGAAAATATCGGTACCGGAGGTATTGTAAGAAGCGTAAACAATCTAAAATCTTTAGTAGCAGATGCCGCCGAGGCCTTTAACAAGGCCGCATTAGGTACAGAAGAAGCTACTATCGCAGCTACAAAGTACGCACAAGCTACGGATAATTTAAATGCCGGTTTGAGAGAACGTGCAGCTTTATTAGACAAAATAAATAGGCAAGAACGTGCAGCTGCTTTAGTGCGTGCAGGCGTAAATATGCCTACGTCTCAGCTTCTGCTTCCGGCAGCTGCACCCGGTGCACCGGCAATGAGCGGTGGTGCTCGCCGCCGTATTACAGGACCAGTCGAACGTCTTGGTGGCGCACGCACTGAAGACCAAGCCGCAATGGCTTTGCGTTTCGCGCAAGCTCTCCAAGAACAGGTACGCCCCTTAAGTCAAATAGATGCTTTGTATGCGGGTATAGCAAACCAAGCCGCACAACTCCAGCGAATAAAGGCTTTGCCCGATTCAGCAATGCTTAATGCTTCTGCCAGAGGGATTAAGCAACTTGAAACAGGTCAGGATAAATACAACCGCGAACTACAAGAAGGGGTCGAACGGCTGCAACAAGTAGATCGTTTAGAAGAAAGTCGCGCTCGCAGAGCACGCAAACTACAGCAAAGACAAGAATACTTTGCGGAACCGGCTGCTGCACCAGCTGCACCAGGTTTTGGCGCGGCTTCTAGAGGGCGTTTGGGAGGAGCTTTAAGTAGCGGCATTATCGGTGGCGGTTTCCCGTTGTTGTTTGGACAAGGACCTGCTGCCGCTATTGGAGGCGGCTTAGGCGGTCTTGCGGGTGGTCTTGTTGGCGGCGGCTTTGGCTTTGCACTATCCATCCTTGGTACTGCCATAGGCGACAGCATTAAGCAGTCAGAGGACTTCAACAAAGCTCTTGCAGCTCTGAATACAGGTCTGAGCACAACGGGTACAACTGCAATTACAACCGGAAATGATATAAAACAGCTGGCTTCAGATCTAAATGTTGCTAAGGAAGACGCCATAAAATTGGTAGACGCATTTAGTGCATTTGAAAATGCACAGATGCGCGAGTCACTGGCACGTTTGTTTGGTCCAGTGGGAGGAGCTGAAACTTTTGAAGCTATTGCAAAGGCAGGCGTAGACGAACAAAACGCCCTTAACGCCATTTCTACGCTGCGTAAACAAATTGGAAATACTGCAGCAGAACAGTTGATGCTTCAGCTGCAAACAAATGGCGCCGCTGCCACGCAAGCAGCACTACTTGACTTGGTTATCCGTAAAAGTTTGGGTATTACAGGCGCACAAGAAAAGCAAGTTGAATTTGCAGATTTGCTCTTAAGCACCTGGGAAGGGATAGTTGCCGCTCTTGCTGGTGCCGTAAGTCTTGCAGTGCAGTTCTTGCAAAAAATGCAAGAAACCAGCCTAATCAAAATACCTTTCTTGAGTGAAATTCAGCAATACTTAAGCGGGGTAAAAGCTCGCACACCCGAACAGATAGCCGGCGATAGACAAATGAGTGTGCTGTTCCGCCTAAATAGAGATACCAAAGCCGCTATGCAGGCTATACAACAGCAAACAGGTGTCTTTAAAGCCGAACAAGCAGCTGGAGCGGCGTTAAAACCGGACAAAGGTGCGGATCGTGCTGCACGAGAGGCTGAAAGGACTGCACAACGTATCCGAGACATCCAGCTTGAGACACAAGCAATTAAACAGCTTTCATACATCCAAGGCAAGATTGTTCAAGCTGAAATAGCACGAGACGACCAGCTTGTTATTCGTCTGCAAGGCGTACAGCGTGAGCAAGAGGTTCTCCACAGCCTGCAAAAGTCTTTAGAAGGAGTTGGAAGCGAAAAAGAAAAACAGGCTTTGCTAACCCGCGCACAAGCGCAGCTGGAGCAAGTACAGCTCGATACCGCAGCAAAACTAGAACTTTTAGAGGCAAAAAGACTACAAAATTACAACGATATGTTGTATGATCTACAAAGCCAAATTCCTGTTGAAGAGGCGTTAACTGAAAAAGCCCGCCGTCGGGCTGAAATTGAACAGCAAATCCAAAAACTTGTTAGGGACAAAAAACTTATAGGTGATGCCGAAATTGACAACTATAGAAGAGCTTTACTGGCTCTGGATCAGGTACGAGAAAAAACCGCGCAAGTTAAGCGTGATCAAGCAGAACTGCAGTCCTTGTACCAAGGTATTGCAGGCCAGATAACCGGCGGCATAGGCACAGCCATAGATTTAGTTGTGCGTTCCACAGATAACTTAGGCGAATCTCTCCAGCGCCTGGCACAAGACATTTTGACGGCCGTTGGCAAAATGCTTATTTTCTATGGTTTGGCAAAAGCCCTTGGTGCGTTAGGCGGTAGTGACGGACAAGGCATATTTAGTTACTTGGCTTTGGGTTTTGGTGGAGACACAAAATCTCTTGGTTTTGCCGAAGGCGGTTTTGTTACCGCTCCCACCCGCGCCATGGTTGGTGAAGGCGGTGAATCTGAGTACGTGATTCCGGCTAGCAAGATGCGTGGTGCCATGAATCGCTACGCCGCCGGTGCCCGAGGGTCCGCCGTTATTCCGGCTGGTTCTGATGGTGGCGACGGCATGACCGCAACAGTGGCCGCTCCGGGTGCAATCGACGTGCGCTACACGGTGGAACGCATCAATAGCGTGGACTACGTTACGGCTGATCAATTCCAGCGCGGTATGCAACAA